AAAGTTAAATACAGATGAATATGCTCAACTTGTATATTTAACAGCATCAACAGAAATAGGTGGTAAAAGGTTGTACGACAGACTAACAGAAGTTATAAATAAACCAAATATGAAAAAAAATATAAAAATTATGAGAGGTGATTTTGTAACAGTAGTAAATGAAGAAGTTGCTATAAAAGCACAGACAGATGCTAGAAATGAAGTAGTGGAAGCATTGAATAAAGAAATGTCTAGATATAAAACTAAAGCAGCAGAAATTCTTGAAGCAGAATATCTTGATGCACAAAAACAACTAAGGATAAAGACAGTTGAATCTGAAGCTGATAAACTAAAAAGAGGAATTACATTAGACTCTATTCCACAAGTACCCTTTTAAATTATGGCTACTAATACAGCAGCTTCGTTTACCAACCATACAGGTAATGGAAGCACAGCAAACTTTTCTATATCCTTTAGCTATATATCAAGTAATGAGATAGATGTTTTTGTTGGTGGTGTATTAAAAACTATTGGTACTCACTACACAGTAAGCGGATCAACAATAACTTTTACGAGTGGCAATATCCCTGCTGATGGTACGTCAATAAAATTTCAAAGAGATACAGACATAAGTGTAAAAAAAGTAGACTTTATTGATGGTTCTGTTTTAACAGAAAAAGATTTAGATACAAACAGCGATCAGATATTATTTGGTTTACAAGAATTTGTTGATATTGTTACGAATGATTTATTTAAAAGAGATGGCAGTCAAACTCTTACAGGTTCAATAGTTTTTGAAGGTAGTTCTGATGATGCAAATGAAACGACATTATCAGTAACTAACCCTACTGCTGATAGGACTATTACCTTTCCTGACATTACAGGTACAGTAATCACTTCTGCTGATACAGGTACAGTCAACTCAACAATGATTGCCAACGGAACTATTGTTGATGCTGATATAAACGCTTCTGCAAATATAAATGGTAGTAAGTTATTAAATGATTCTGTTGATCTTACAAAACTAGGTGCTGGGGCTTTACCGACAGACATAACTATAGCAAGTGCCAATATAGTAAATGGCACAATAGTAAATGAAGATATAGCTACTGGTACTTTAGATGGTAGATACTTTACAGAAACAGAGCTTAACCCTTCTGCCAATGCTGGTCAAAACGTATTAGATGCTAGATACTATACAGAAACAGAACTAAATGCTGGTCAGTTAGACAACAGATATTATACAGAAGCAGAAGCAGATGCAAGATTTTATAACCTAGATAGTGCTGAAGAAATACAATCAGGTGAAACTTGGACTTCTGCTGACAATAAAGTTGCAACAACAGCAGCTATAGATGCAAGGGTTATAGACCTTGTAGATGATGTTGGTGGTTTTGTACCGATAGCTAACGAGACAAGTTTTCCTACATCTAATCCAGATATTAATAACCCTGCAACTGGAGGAACTATAGTATCAATATCCGCAGCATCAACTAACTTAGTTCCAAACGGAACTACCGTTACTATTGCAAATGGTAGAGGAAGTGGATTAGCAGTTATTATTACTGGCGTATCTGCAACAATACCTTCTGGTTTTGGATTTTTAGTAGAAACAACTTCTACAGATCATACATACGCATTTCATAGACTTGTACCAAAAGCAACTGAGGTAACTACTGTTGCTGGTAATGTATCTAATATTAATACCGTTGTAACTAATATATCTAATGTCAATGCAGTTGGTACAAATATATCTAATGTCAATTCTGTAGCTAGTAACGAAACTAATATAAATAATGCAGTTTCAAATGCAACCAATATTAACGCTGCTGTAAGCAATGCAACTAACATCAACGCTGTTGTAAGTAATGAAACAAACATTAATACAGTTGCAGGTATCTCAGCCAATGTAACTACAGTTGCCAATGATGGTACTGATATAGGAACTGTTGCAGGTATCTCATCAAACGTAAGTACAGTTGCAGGTATATCTTCTAATGTCACTACAGTTGCAGGGATTAGTAGCAATGTCACTACAGTTGCCAATGATGGTACTGACATAGGTACAGTCGCTACTAATATTGCAAACGTAAATACTGTAGCTGGGATAAGCAGTAATGTAACTACTGTTGCTAATGATGGTACAGATATAGGTTTAGTTGCTGGTTCTATAGGTAATGTCAATACAACAGCAGGGTCTATAGGAAATGTAAATACTGTTGCTGGTTCTATATCAAACGTAAATACAGTTGGTACTAATATTACAAACGTAACAAACGCTTCAAATTACCTAAATAATTTTTTACAACTATACTTAGGTGAAGCATCATCTAACCCAACTGTTGATGGTTTAGGAAATGCAGTAACAGAAGGAGACTTGTACTTCAACACTGTTGATAAACGTGTTCGTGTTTTTAACGGATCTGTTTTTCAAAACCTTGCTGAAGGTGCAGTAGAAGTTGCCAAGTTTGCTACCGCAGCCTTTAATGCTTTATATACAGCTTCAGCAGGCTCTAATAGCATTGACTTAGGAGGTCTTGCCATAACAGGTGCAGTATTTTCAAACGAAGCTATTGCAGCTAATCGTGTATCGCTAGGCAAAGGGTCTGGCACTTTTAACTTAGGAGGAATTTAACTTACCATGCCTGACCAACTACAACTTAGAGGTGGTACAACCACTGAACATAATTCATTTACTGGTGCTTTAAGAGAAGTCACAGTAGATACTACAAAGAAAACATTAGTAGTACATGACGGAGCTTCTGCTGGCGGTACTCCTTTGATGAGAGAAAACGGAAGTAATGCTGCATCTACTGTCGGTATTGGTGTAGGCGGTGCTAATAAAATAACAATTAATTCTGATGGTCATGTTGATATAGCTTCAAACCTTGACTGTGCTGCTGGTATTGACGTAACAGGAGCGATCACAGCAACTGGAAACGTAGGCATAGGTACATCAAGCCCTAGTAGTAATCTTCATATACAAAGTAGTAGTGTAAGTACTACAAAAGCAATTATTGAATCAACTGGAACTAATTCATATCCAGCTTTAAGAATAGTAAATGATGCTAGATCGTATGATTTAGGAATAGATGGTGCAACAGATGCGTTGCGTATTTATGACGTAACAGGAAACGCAGAACGTATGCGCATAGATTCCTCTGGGAATTTAGGGCTAGGTACAACAAGTCTAGCTAAAAAGCTTGATGTTAACGGAGAAATTCGTACTTCTTCTGGGATATTGTTTGGATCAGACACAGCAGCAGCCAACACACTTGACGACTATGAAGAAGGCGATTACGTTCCTAGTTTCACTGTTCAATCTGGTTCAGTTACAATAGACTCGAACAATAAAACATTAATTTACACAAAAATTGGAAGAAAAGTAACAATTATTGGACAGTTAAAAATTGCTTCAGTTAGTAATCCATCAGGTATATTTAGGGCAACATTACCTTTTACTCGTGGTAATAATACTGAACAGTCAGAGAGGACAGTGGGAAATGTAGTGGTGACAAATGCTGCTGTTAATAATGCAAACGAATTTACAACTCATCCTGATGGTGGTGTTGATTCTAATTTAGAAATCTGTAGCACTGCTGGAACTACAATAGTCAGAAATGGTGGACAGAATATGCAAGCCGATGCACTCATAACGGTTAACTATACCTATTTTACTGCTTCATAGACCATTCGTTATGTCTATAAACTGACACGCTTAAACCTGTTTTAATTGGAGATTAATCCTAATGGCATTAACTGAATCAATCGAATACGACAAGATAGAAGTTGTCGGAATATACAAAGCGGTGCAAGTCCGTAAAGCAACAGTTATCAAAAAAGATGGCACAGAGATTACAAGATCTTTTGAAAGATATGTACTGCAAGCTGGTACGTTAGATGGTTCTGACAACCTAGTTGGTACTGATTTATCAGCACAGCCAGCAGAAGTATCTTCAATATGTAATGCTGCGTGGACTGATGATGTCAAAGCTGCTTGGAAAGCTAAACTAATAGCAGATAAGCCTAGCTAGTAAGCCGTATTGCTCATAATCCTTACTATCGTTAAATTTTAAATTAATTACACTATTCTTATGTCAAAATTATCTGAAAGAGTTGAACAACGTAAACAAGAAGCACAAGCTCTTGCTGATAAATTCAATACTGCCAAAACAGAAATTGAAAAACTGCAACAAGAAAATGCACAGACATATCAACAATTTAAAACTAAAAACGATCAATATGCAGAACTTTTTGAATTATTACAGGAAGAAGAAGGTGTAAAAATATCAACAGGAAAAGAAACTTCTAGCAAAGTTGTAGAATAATGCTATTGCATGGTGTAAGGCTGCACTAGGATCTGTTGAAGTCACAGGTATTGAAACAGGTATTGCTTCACAGATAACAGAATTAAAAACACCGACTAGATCTTCTGGTTTACCTTGGTAGTCATGTAAGAGGTTATCAAATATAAAGGAGCTATTGTTGGAATAATTAACAGCATTGATATAATAAAAGTGTGAGAGATCGCTTTCAGTATTGCTTCTTTAACCATGTTTGCTCGTATTTGTCAGATAGCTTCATTGTTGTCTCTATTTCTTACCTTGTCAATGTTAGGCGGTTCGTACTACGCTTTCCGCTTTGTTACCAGTGAGCAGTTCAAGGCTAGGGTAATGAATGAGGTGCTTAATAATGTTCAAAATATGATGCCAAAAGTATTAGATCAAGAGTTGCCAAAAATAACAGGCCCATCAATGCCTTTAAATAATATAAACAAGTAAGTGTCTGAAATAAAGATACCTGAAATAAAACTTCCAACAATCAATATTCCAGATGCACCATATTTTACAAAACCAAAACTAGAAGGCAAGTTGCCTGGATGTTATTTATATCATCGTGATCTAGAAACTACACGCAATCCATCATTGCTTATATCGGACAAACGTGGCACATACACAGTATGTCCAAATGGTGAAATCCCATCATATACTCCAATGAGATATGACCCTGCACAAATAATCAATACAGAGCCAGTTCCAGTAAATACTGCTCCAACTCAAAAAGATACAAACGTAGTACAACCAAAACCAAAAAAAGATAAGAAAGTAGTATATGAACCTTGTCCTCCAGAAAAACCGCAATTCAGACCAGGCGATTACAGAAATGATAAAAGGATTGAAAGGCTGTTAAAATATGAAAGAAGTACAGATGGATCCTGTGACCCGATCTGGGAAAAAGTACCATTCAGAGAAAGTTTTATTGGAACTCCTGAAGGGCTTATCTCAACTACTGTGTTGGGTGTGGTTGCTGGTGGCTCTGCACTTCTTGCTCCTTTGATAAAAAAAATAATTTCTGAAATATTTAAGAAAATTAAAAAAGTTTTGATTAAAAAGCAGAGTCAAAAGAATTCTTAAAACTAGATTTTATTTTGTGAGTGTGTGGTAATACTTGATTGGGAATTGTTGTTAATACTACGTTTTTACAAGCAACCGCATCTTCATTGATCAGCTTTACACCCAGCTTAAACTGCTCTGAACATACCTTCATTCTTGCGAGATTGGCCTCTAAACGTGCCTTCTGTAATGCAAATTCCTGTCCTTTTATCTGGTTTTCAGCAGCTTTGACGCAAAGATCAGATCCTTCTCCCAATGGTATCTGCAAGCTGATGGTGAAACCATAATTGAAATTATGAGTTGATTGATCAATTCTTGGTTGCTCGCTTTGATATAAAATTTTGCCTGGATTTACTAAGTTACCCGAAGCATCCTCTGCAAGATCATAAATATTAGTTTTGGTTGTGGTAATTTTAGGTGTACTGTAGTTTTCCCCTTTAGTAACAAACGGAGTGAAAGCTAATGTCGGTTGTTGGCACTGAATATTTCCTCCATAAGTCATCGTTGGGAATCCGCCGTTTATGGTTTGGTAGCCGTTATTGATCACCGTTCCAGAACTGGATGCACTAGGGCTAGATACAGTATTAGCAAGGGTTTTAGGCGAATATAATAATAGAAGTAAACTTAATTTGAAAAGATTGACAAGCTTGTACTTTGACTTTCTGTGTTTATGGTGCGTTGGATAGTGCTGGTTGCATCTAAACCTGGGGCAAGAAAATTCTCCGTTATACTGAAAGCTTCTCCTGGGGTTTGGATCTCCCATTGGGGCTTGGTCGGTAAATCTGGAGTTACCCATTTGAATGAAACTCCATTGACTGTTTGTGTGTTTGTATAGGTTGCATCGGGTGATATAACAGTTCCATCTTTAACTTTGATGTTATTGCCTTGCAAACTGTATGAGTAACCTGTGCGGTAGTTTTCCGTAACAATGGTCTCCACAATAATGGTCTTGCTGGAGCTTGAAGATTCCATCTGGCCTGTGGAGAACGATGGAGTAATACCCCCTGCATAAGCACTAGGTATGCCAAATAAAAATATTACCAGCCATTTCATCAATCAATTTCAAGCTTTATAGTGCTGGACATCTGGGCTGTAACCCCTGCTCCTGTGGCAGATAAGTTAACCGTCATCGCACCTCCGGAATCCATTGTCATGGCTGTCGTACCAATATCACCACCACTCACAGTTAATGTATCTCCGAAGATAGGTAGTGCTGGTACTACTCCATTAGTAACTGTTGTAGCTAAAAAACTTGTAGGGATAGAATCGCCTTGAATAAAACTTTCACTTACAGACCAAGCATCACCACTATTAGTAACTGCGTAAGAAGTTGTGTTATCTATTGTTGGAACGCCATTAGTGATTTGTGCATCCGTTAAATCTAAAGTACCAATAGCATTTGCAGTATCACCTGCTGTTGGCGTTACATTTGTACCTGATGCAGAAAAGCTGGTACCTACCCGATTGCTCGTTGAACTAGCTCCTAGCGTAGATACAGAAACAACATTTTGAATTGAATGATTTATATCTGCAAAAGCAGCCGATGGGAAAAATAAAAGTAAAGCAAATAGTTTTTTCATTTGATACCTACTTTGTTGTTTTTATTATCTACTATAGTATCTTTTTTCTTTTTTATTTGAAATCCCAAAGAAGCCGTTGAAGCACTGAAGATGCTGGCTATGAAAGTTGGATCGAAGTCCACTATTTTCTTACCAGATGGCGGTTCATAATATGAGAGAGATAATAATGTTGCCGACCATAAAAGCACACAAACTTTAACTATGGTTTCGACTTTACTAGGCTCTTGTTCTTCCATAGAAGTGCAAACTCTTGTCTAATACTAGCAATGTAGCTATGTTTGGAAAGTAACACAAGATTATTATGCTCAAACTCTTAAAACCAATACTGTTAAAGTTCTTTACTACAACTGCTGTGAAGAGATTAATAGTCGATCTGCTTAGAGCTATCTGCAAACAAACTACCAACACACTAGATGATCGTGCTGTAGATATGTTAGAGCAACAGTTGTTTCCTAAAATGAACTGATATGAACCATAAAGAATTTTTCAAGATACTTGTTGGTAACCCACCACCAGAAATAGAGTTTGAAATTGAAGTCAAACAACGTGAGACAGAACAAATGCCAGAAGAAACTGTAAGAGCATACTGTTCAGACCTAGTTAAGTACACCAAGCTACAGGATTTGCTTTTAACTTCAGCAATAATGCGTATATCAGATATAGAAACTAAATTAATGCGTTATGAAAAAGGTATGAGACTATACAAGAAAGTTAGAAAACTAGGTTTCTTTGGTAAAATAAAGTATCTTCTATCTGGCAATACAGGTCAGAAGTGATTATATTATTTAAAAACAAGACTAATCATGGATAAGAATTTTAAAATCCTAGAAAAGTTACATTTACTTCTTGCAAAAGAACTGACAGATAAGATTACAAGTGGCGAAGCAAAGGCAGGGG